TTTACCGAAGGGCAATCAGTTGTCATCACAGGATGCGGATCACCTTACAACGGAACAAGAGTTGTGCTGGCAGACAATCTTGGACAATATACCTTTTCAGCATCGATCACTAACGCCGATATACTCGAGGCTAATGTCATCCCATCCGGAGTTGCTACCCTTTCTGGCGCATCAACTTATGTTGGAAACGCAGCTGTTCAATCAGCCGTCTATACAGTTTCAGTCGAAGTCTTTCAAGCAAGACTTGCCGGCGGAGGACAAATCGAAGGAGTAGATTTTACTGGCACTCCATTTAGAATGGGCAGATCATTATTTAATAAATGTGTTGGTTTACTTGGCTCATACATGGATACAGAAGGTTTGGCTCAATAAATGCCAAGCACAATTCTTTCATCAATTAGACAACCTTTAGCAACTGCCTTGGCTAGCGTTGCAGGAAATGTTTATAGTTTTGTTCCAGAATCGGTAATTCCACCAGCTGTGGTTTTGGTTCCAGATTCACCATATCTTGAATTAGAAACAATTAACAAATCTACAATTCATACAAAGATCAATTTTACAATTTCAGTTGCGGTTGCATATAACAGCAACCCGGCATCGCTCGACAACATCGAGCAGTTAATAATGAGTGTTCTGGCAGTTATCCCAGCAGGATATATCGTCAGCTCGGTTGAAAGACCGACAGTTACCCAAGTTGGTGCATCAACGCTGCTAATCGCAGATGTTCGAGTATCTACCTACTACACACAAACAGCATAAGGAGAAATCATGGCAACAGTCGTAATTACCGGTCGTGATGTTGGTTTATCTTTCACAGGTGGAACAGATATTCAAGCACAAGCGACAAACGCAGTTCTAACCAAGGTCAATGAGCGTCAGGTTTATCAGACCATGGAGGGCGAGGCTTACAAGACCACAAACATTTCAGGAACATTCCAGTTGGATATGTTGGCTGACTGGGGCAAGGCAAACTCAGTTTGCGAAGCTCTATGGACAGCTGCTGAAACTGCACCAGATACAGACATCAGCATGACACTTACAGCTGCATCAGGAGCACAATTCGTGTTTCCAGTAAAGCCTGAGTTTCCAACAGCGGGTGGTTCAGGTATTGATGCTCAGACAGTATCATTCACCTTTACAGTATCTAAAGGCGCAGTAACCGAAACCTTTAGTTAAAAAACAAAACGGGAGCAAACAAATGAAATTACCAATTACAATTGAATATAACTCAGGCGAGCAAGTTACTTATGTAGCCCAACCGCCTGAGTGGGCAAAATGGGAAAAGCAGACAGGAAACATCATTGGTCAGGCATCCGAAAAGTTGGGCATTTGGGATCTTATGTTTTTGGCTTATCATGCTCATAAGCGTGAAGTCGCCGGAAGTAAACCCATCAAACCAATGGATATTTGGATGGAAACAGTAGCCGATGTCGTTGTTGGTGATGCAGACCCAAAAGCCACAAAGCAGGAAGCCTAAACAGATTATTGGTGGAGTTGGCAATTGCAACTCACATACCAATGAGCGAATGGGTTGAAGCAGAGGACATTTTAACAGCAATCGAGATATTGGAGAAAAGAAATGGCAGTTAGCACCGAGCCTTCGATTTTCTTTTCTAAGCGTGAGTTAAATCAAATATCAAGAGTTTTTCGCAAGATGGATGATACTGCTAAAGATGATGCTAAAAGAAAAATTCAAGAGTTAGTTGGCAAACAATTATCTGCAATCAGAGCAATCGCTGCTGGTCGAGGTAAAGTAGCTCAAAGAATTGCCGATGGCGGTCAAGTAAAAAAATCATCATTACAAGGTGAACTGAAATTTGGTTTTGCATCACAAAAATTCTCAGGCGGTGCAACAACTCAATTTAACACTAGAAATGATCCACCGGGAAATAGACCGGGTATTGGTGGGGGCTATGAGTTTGGAAGCAAAAGATTTCCAAATATGCCAAGATGGTCAGGGCCGATGCCTAAAGGACCCGGCTCAAGAGGTTGGTTTATTTATCCAGCAATTAGAGCTTCACAACCAGAAATTATTAAAGAATTTGATGAGATAATCACATCGATTGTAAAGGAATGGTCAAGTGGCAGCTAATAGTAATAGAGCTTTAACCCTTTCAATTGTTGCTGATATTGACAATTTGCAAAAAGGTTTAGCAAAAGCTGATAATGAAATTCAAGGCTTTGGTCAAAAGGTTGGAGAGTTTGGCAAAAAAGTTGCTGCTGCTTTTGCTGTCGCTGCTGCTGCTGCCGCTGCCTATGCCGGCAAATTAGCCGTTGATGGGGTCAAATCAGCGATAGAGGATGAACAAGCACAGTTAAGGTTGGCTGCTGCTTTAAAGACCGCCACAGGGGCTACAAATGCCCAAATTGAGGCAACTGAGGACTACATACGGCAAACACAATTAGCGACCGGCATAACCGACAATGAGTTGAGAGCATCATTCCAGAGATTGTCTGTTTCAACTAAGGATGTAACTCAATCTCAAAAGTTGCTTACCCTTGCAATTGATATATCAAAGGGAACTGGAAAAGAGCTTGGAACAGTTGTCGAAGCATTATCAAAAGCCTATGAAGGACAAGATACACGATTAGTCAGGCTTGGAATTGGTATTACTCAAGCCGATGCTAAAGCAATGGATTTTACTCAAACCACAAAGGCATTAACCAACCTCTATGGAGGGGCAGCAGCTGCAAATGCTGAAACATTCCAAGGCAGAATAGATCGATTAAAACAAGCATTTGAGGAAGCCAAAGAGGAAATTGGTTATCGATTACTTCCATTTATTGAAAGATTTGTTGATCTAATTGTCAATCAGGTAGTGCCCAAACTTCAAGAGTTTGCTACATACTTTGATCCAATTAAGCAAGCCATTAAAGACAACCAAGAAGCATTTGATGCATTTGGTCGATTTGTTACTGATGTCATTATTCCAATTTTAGTAACTGGCTTAGGTGCAGCATTAAAGACTATTGGAGTTATTGCAGGTGGTATTACCGACATTATTGGCAAAGTTATATCTGCAATTCAAACTGCTGTTGATAATGCTATATCAGGGATCAATAGATTGATTAATGCATATAACGCAATTCCTGTTTTACCAAATATAAGCACAATAGGAGCAGCAACATCTGTTGGAACTCCATTTGGTCAGGCTGCGTCAGCTGTATCTAATGCACAACCTGCTACCGCTGCTCAATTAGCAGCAGGTGCTGCAAGGGCTGGAACTACTGTAAATAACATTACAGTTCAAGCCGTAGATTCTGAAGGTGCTGCCAGAGCAGTTGCTAAAGTAATTAATCAAAGTTCATCTAGATCAGTCCCACAGCTTTACAATAGCGGCATTACTAGAGCGAGATAATGTCAGTCTTTACGCCTGAATATAAGTTAAGCATCAATGGTGTGGAATACACCGATGTGGCAATTTCTGATATAGCCCATCAGGCAGGTCGTGAGGATATTTATGCTCAACCAACCCCATCTTATATTCAAATCACATTGGTGGCTTTGAATAATGAAAATTACAATTTTCAAATCAATGACGGAATAGCCTTACAAGTCAAAGACAGTACCAATGCTTTTAGAACCTTATTTGGTGGAAACATCACAGACATTACGACCGAGGTTGCATCAGCTAGCAGCATTGCTGAAACCTTTAGTTATACGATTATTGCTTTAGGTTCATTGGCTAAATTGCCGAAGGTTATTTATGAAGGAACATTGGCTCGAGATGATGACGGCGATCAAATATATGAATTGCTAAGTGATTTATTTTTAAATAATTGGAATGAAGTTCCAGCGTCCGAAACTTGGTCAGGTTATGATCCAACAACTACTTGGGCTAATGCCGAAAATCTAGGACTTGGTGATATTGATCGACCAGGAGTTTATGAAATAACAAATCGAGGGGCTAACCCAGATACTGTCTATAACATTGCAACGCTTATTGCTGATAGCGCATTTGGTGTCTTGTATGAGGACAATGAAGGTCGCATTGGATATGCCGATGCCCTACACAGACAGAATTACCTTGCCAACAATGGTTATACCGAGATTTCAGCCAATACAGCCTTTGGTGCAGGATTAAAAGTTTTAACTAGGGGTGCGGATGTTCGAAACGACATAATCCTTAACTACGGCAACAACTTTGGTTCACAGGTCAGCACTATAGATTTAGACAGTATTGCAACCTTTGGTTACCGAGGCGAAACTATCAATACAGTTTTGCATGATGCCACCGATGCTCAAGCTGTGGCTAATCGGTTTATTTCGCTTAGATCATATCCTAGAGCCTTATTTGACAGCATTACATTCCCATTAACCAACTCAGCCATTGATGATGCAGACCGAGATGCCTTGCTTGGAATCTTTATTGGTCAGCCAATGCGAATTACAGACTTGCCGGTTCAGATAGCCCCAACTCAACAGTTTGAAGGCTATGTGGAAGGCTGGCGTTGGAGCACTAGATTCAACGAATTATTTTTAACCATAAATCTGAGCCCGATCGAATTCTCCACAGTTGCAGTTCAATGGGAGCAAGTATCAGCCTCAGAGGCTTGGAACACTCTAAGTGGTACACTTACATGGGAAAATGCGATTGGAGCAGTAGCCTAATATGGCAAACACAACTTATTTTGGATGGGAAACACCAGACGACACAGATCTGGTTAAGGATGGCGCAGCTGCTATCCGCACACTTGGTCAAGCAATTGATACATCTATGCAAGATCTTGAAGGTGGCACAACCGGTCAGATATTGTCAAAGAATTCAAACGCCGACATGGATTTTGTTTGGGTAACAAATGATGTTGGTGATATCACCGAAGTTGTTGCATCTACACCATTAACAGGCGGTGGTTCATCAGGATCTGTTACAGTCGGAATTCAAGATGGAACTACTGCACAAAAAGGCGCAGTTCAATTAGAGGACAGCACTTCATCAACTTCCACAACAAAAGCATCGACACCAAACTCAGTTAAATCTGCTTATGATTTAGCAAATGCTGCAATTGCAAAATCTTTGATTGATGCTGAAGGTGATTTAATAGTTGGAGATGCTGCTGATGCAGTTCAGAGATTAGCCATTGGATCGAATGGAAATGTTTTAACAGTTGACACAACTGTCGATGGAAAAATTAAATGGGCAGCACCTGCCGGTGGTGGTGGCTTTACTGAATTAGCAAGTGGCAGTTTAAGTGGCACTTCAGTAGTTGTTAACGTAACAACCACAGGATATAAGCAATTAGTTGTTTATATGAAAGATGTTACTGCAACCGCAGACTGGTTTCCTGCAATAAGACTAAATGGCGATAGTGGAAATAACTATACAAACTTTTTTCAGTATCAGACTTCATCAACGGCTGTAGCAACAAGTATGCAAACCAATGCTCAGGAATTTTATGTAGATCAACTTAATTCATCAAGTGCAGATAATTTTTCAGTATTTACAGTTTATGACCCAGCAAATTCTACTACTCATAAAAATTGTAATTTTTTAATTGCTGGAAGAAATTCAACAGATAGTTATCATCAATCTCAAAGCGGGTATGGACAATGGAGAAATACTGCTGCAATTACTAGCGTAACTTTTGTACCATTAACAACTTATTCAACTGGAACTTATGAAATCTATGGGGTGAAATAATGTCTAAACCAATGATTAGAATTGTAGAACTTGATGGAACTGTTATTGATAGAGAATTAACAGATGCAGAACTTGCACAACATCAATTAGATATTCAAAAAGGCGAAGCAAGAAAAGCCGAAGCCCAAGCAAAGGATCAAGCTAAAGGTGAGTTACTTGAGCGTTTAGGCATTACTGCCGATGAGGCTAAATTACTCTTAGCATAATCTTGAGGAATTGTGTCTAATGAAACCTTGGTTATCTAAAGCAGCTGTACAGTTGCGTGAGCAGATCGATGACTCCTTCCCAGAGCGTAGCCGTAAATCTGATGGGTGGATTGGTGATGCTAGACATAGCGCACGAAAAAGCGATCACAACCCCGATGCCACAGCAGGAAATGTTGTCAGAGCAATTGATATTGACAGTCGGCTTTCTGACGACAAAGGGCTTTCAGCATATTTGGCAGATCAGATTCGATCCTATGGGAAAACCAATGGTCGCATCAATTATGTAATACATCAGTCAAAAATTGCTTCACCGATTCTTGGATGGCGTTGGCGCAAATATCGAGGTAATCCCCATAATCACCACATCCATGTGAGTTTCAAGAAAAATCAAGATAAGAATTCAGATTTTTTTCACATCCCACTACTAGGAGGCAAGGCATGAAACTATCAAACAAACACAAGGCAGCAATTAAGTCATATCTAAGAGCTGTGGCTGCTTCCGGTATTACTGTCGCACTCGCCATTGTTGCTGACATTCATCCAGCTTATGCAACATTGCTTGGAGCAGTTGTAGCACCTATTGCCAAAGCACTTGATCCAAAATCTGGCAAAGAGGCTGATTACGGAATCAATGCGAAATGACGGCAAACGATTGGGTCGCTATCGCTTCTGGCGTATGCGCCGTAACAGGCAGTTTGTTTATGGGTCTGCGTTGGGTTATTAAATCCTATTTAGCAGAACTAAAGCCGAATTCAGGCACAAGCATGAAGGATCAAATTACAAGACTTGAACAGCGTGTTGATGATCTGTTTGTCTTAATCAGTAAGCGATAATTTTTGTTATGGCGAACACACGAAAACCATCTAAACGAAAAAAGATTAATCGTCGTATCGTTCGCCAAACTCCTGAGCCATTAACAAAGATCGATCAACATTACATGGCTCTACACGAATGCTACAAAGCAGCTAGAAAAGCAGGGTTCACGCCTGAGCACGCATTCTGGCTTATGACTGAACAAAAAACCTTTCCAAATTGGATCGTAGGCGATGGCGGAATAATTCCTTCCATTGATCCAACTGACGATGAGGATGACGATTAAGCGATACTTAGTAATAAGTGATTTGCAAATTCCTTACCACCATGAAACAGCTGTCAAGAATGTCATTAAGTTGGCTAGGCGTGAAAGATTTGACAGTGTATTATGCGTCGGTGATGAAATTGATTTCCAAACCATTAGCCGATGGGCTGAGAAAACACCTTTGGCTTATCAACAAACTTTGGATGATGACCGCACAGCTACTCAAGAGATCCTTTGGGCTCTCACAGAGCACAGCCGAGAAGCTCATATTATCCGGAGCAATCATACTGATCGCTTATATAACACTTTATTAAAAGTGCCGGGGCTGATTAGCCTTCCGGAGTTGCAGTATGCCAAATTCATGGATTTCGATTCTTTAGGCATAACCTTCCACAAGCAGTTTTTTGAGTTTGAAAAAAATTGGATACTAGCCCATGGGGATGAAGGCAACATGAATCCCAACGCTGGACAGACTGCCCTAAATCTTGCCAAAAAGGCAGGAAAGAGCGTGGTTTGTGGGCATACCCATAGGTTAGGTATGTCAGCCTATTCAGAGGGGCTGTATGGGGCTTATAGACCCCTTTATGGCATAGAAACCGGCAATCTCATGAATCGAGCAAAGGCTAGTTACACAAAAGGCTTGGCTAATTGGCAAATGGGCATAGTTTTGATGGAGTGGGATGGCAAGAATATGAGCGTGCAGATGATCCCAATTAACAAAGATGGTAGTTTCACAGCTCTTGGAAAGTCTTATGGGGCGTGAAACCGATTATCACGACCGGTCGATTGATGACCATATCGATGATTTTGAGGATATTGGCGTTATCTAATCGTTATAAAACACGCCGTAGGTCAGGTAGATAAAAGACTTGATTTAGGTCAAACTTTATGTATTCACAGAGATACTGTGGATATGTAGGGAGCGACATGAAACTAGATCTAGGCAGTAGAAATACAGCTTTAGAATATGCGGAGCGAGGATGGGCAGTTTTGCCATTATTGCCACGCAAGAAAGATCCGCACTTTGACTTGGCTCAAAGAGCGTATCTATCAGCTACAACCGATCAAAAACTTATTAACTTTTGGTTTGACTACGATCAAAACATCAACATTGGCATAGCCTGTTATCAATCAGGCTTAGTTGTTTTTGATATTGATTATCGTAATGGTGGCGAATTGCTACCTGAATTCGAACCAACATACACAGTTAAAACCGGTGATGGTTTGCATCTGTACTACTTAGCCAATAAATCTGATGTCTTTAGAGGCAAGTTAAATGATGGTATTGACATCAAATGGAAGGGTTATGTTGCTACTGCGCCATCCATCCATCCGTCAGGAGCAACTTATACAGTAATCGATGACCGAAATCCGGTTGCGATGCCTAAACAAATAAGGGAGTGGGCAACAAAATGAATACATGGCTAGAATTAAGAAATCTTGGTTTAGATGTCGCAGCTGTAATGCTGGGCATAGGATTTATTTATTGGATCATTTATGAGATCCGAGATACCGCATTCCAGAATGGTTATTGGAAAGGTCGGGCACATGGATGGGAAATGCACCGCCGAATGGTCAACATCAAGGCACAGTCAGATGAGGTTTTTGACTATGACAAAAACTGAGGAACTGCTAAATGAAGTCATTACTACGATCCAACAGCGTGGAAGTGTCTATGGACATCCATACTATAACCACAAACGCATTGCAGGTCTTTGGTCTGCATATCTTGATTTCCCAATCACACCACACCAAGCTGCATTGTGTATGGCACTTGTCAAGGTTTCTAGGCTTAGTGAAACCCCAGATCATTACGACAGTATCAAAGACTTCATTGCCTATGGGTCTGTCTATAACACAGTGCTTGAAGCAGTCAAAGATGATCAATTTGAATGGGGTGACAAGTAATGGCATTTAATCTTGAGGATTATGAGGATGTGGCAACTTTAAACAAATGGTTTATTGCCAATTTTCCAAATGGTAGATCAGATATTTCAGTCATTAGCCATGATCCTGAAAAGGGTTACATTTTGGTGCAGGCAACTTTGTGGCGGGATGCAAACGATCCTTCACCAGCTGTATCAAACATAGCCTTTGGATCTAGGGAAACCTATATGGCTAATATGAAAAAATGGTATGTAGAGGATACTGCCAGCAGCAGTTTGGGAAGGGCGATAATAATTCTTAAAGGCTCAAACAAGACTGCTACAAAAGACAGTATGGAAACTGTTAAAGCAGATCAGTCATTTAAAGAGAAGTTAGAAGCCCGGCAAAACATGTATGGCAAACCCGGCTCCAAGTCAGCACAAATTGAAACAATCCTAAGAGATAGTTTTGAAGCTGATAAGAAACCTGAGCCAGTTGCTTGGTCAGTTGGTGATGTAGTTGCTGAAATAGGTGCATCAACACCAAATGAGCCACCTACCTGCGAACATGGTCATATTTTGAAACAAGGAATTTCCAAAGGAGGAAAACCGTATTTTGGATATGTTTGTAAAGCAAAACAATGTGATGCCAAGTGGGCGAAACTTACAGCTAATGGAAAATGGTATTTTGAAGGAGGTGAATAAATGGGTGAATTACAAATTATCGATGGCTCCGGCTTAACTGCCACCTTTACAGATGACGGAGTAAAAGTAGAGCCATCAAGAGTTACTTGCGATCTATGCAACGATGACAGATTACTTCATGAGGGCGATCTGCTTCGGTGCTATTCCTGCCACGCAATTAACCGG